CCAACCTCGCTTTATTACACCCAGCAAGAATACTTTTTAACTACAAATTGGGCCGAGTGCCTAAAATACGGGAAGCTGGCAATTCAATTCCCAGAGCTAGAGGATACACTTCGGTATGATGTGCTTTGCAATATGGGAAGATGCGCCCCGACTACCGAGGAAAAATTAAGATATTTAGGCGAGGCGATTGCCTGCCAGCCAGACCGCAGGGAAGCCCATTATTGGCTCGCGGTTGAGTATTCAGCCCATGGAAAATGGAACAAGGTTTGGGGGGCGGCTCGTTCTGCCATGAGCCTTCCAAGGCCAACACAACACTACTGGAACCTTGTTGAAGCAATTTATTCTTGGCAAGCGATGGATTTGTACGAAACAGCTTGTGCCTGTATTGGCAAGAAAGAAGAGGCCGAAAAGATTAGGAAGGCAAGACCAGCCCCTAAAATTAGCGTGGTTCACGCAACCAAAGGAAGGCCACAAATCGCGTGGCAAAGAAGGCATCAATGGCTAACGCTTGCCCAAAAGCCCCTAGAGGTGGAATGGCTTTTTGTAGTGGATCACGATGACCCCCAAGACTACACGCCCCACCAAGCCATCAGAGCCAACCCCGGCGGCATCATTAACGCTTGGAACTATGGGGCAAAACAGGCCAAGGGAGATATTATTATTCAAATGAGCGATGATTGGAGCCCATGCCGCAATTGGGATGCCCTAATTTCAAACGCTATTGGGGCTACAAGTGAGCCTAAAGTCTTGGCAGTATCTGATGGGCTACGAACCGACAAACTCCTTTGTATGGCGATTTTAACGCAAAAGAGGCTAGAACAGCAGGGCGGGTTTATGTTTGCCCCAGAGTACCAAGAGAGTGACGGCATCTATTCCGACAACGAATTTACAGAAAGAGCTTATAGTGATGGGGTTGTGATTGAAGCGAAGGAGATTCAGTTCAAGCATGAAAACCCCCTCTTTGCAGGAGGGAAGCCAGACGATCTAATAAAGAATCACAACAAGCCAGAGTTCTATGAAAAGGGTAAATCCATTTATGACAAAAGAAAAAGCAATTCTTGGAATTAAAAAAGCCAAGCCCTCCGACCCAAAAACCCTTGGCGTGATTAAGCTTGGCAAGGCGCGCCCCGATAAAACAAAGTATGTTTTAATGGATTTCGAATATGATGAAAAGGCGGGGAAAGAGCTTTATGAAATTGGAATGGAAATGCTTGCCAAAAACAAGGAAGCAGTCATCAATTATGTGATTGTTGAGGCCATTAAAAATTACATAAAACCAAAATGCAAGAAATAACCCTGCAAGACCCATTCGGCCAAGCCCTAGCAAAGTATAGCGAGGGGCTTTCTCTTGGGGTTGAAATAGGTGGCGGAACTGGGGATGGCTCAACCCAATGCATCAAAACAAGGGAGCTATTCAGCTTCGAAATTCATCCAGACCGCATAGGCCGACATAAGTATAACCTAGATTCAAGGCAAGGAGGATTGGCGGTTAATTGGCTTTCAAGCAATCCGATGATGTGGATGAGCCTAGAGGCCGTGGAAGATTTTTATAGGACAACCCAAACCAAGCTAAATCAATATCCTCTCGATCAAATTATTGAATGGCACAGGGAAGATTTTAGGGTTGCGGCAAAATATACTTGGGGGCATCCAACCATTAAGGATGAGGCCGACTTTCTTTTATTGGATGGCGGGGCTTTTTCTGGAAGGGCTGACTTTATGGTTTGGTTCCCAAAGCTAAAAGAGGGAGGAATCATCGCCCTAGACGACACAAACGACATAAAGAATTATGGCAATTATCAATGGCTAAAAACATCTGGGCATGATCTTTTGTGGGAGGAGCAATCTTGGAGGAATGGAAGTGCCATCTTTAGGAAATGATCGAGCATATTTATGAAAGGGAATGCTTCGAGGAAAATTGGTTTACCGATTCCTATGTCTATAAGACCATGGTTCAAAATTGCAGGAACAATGGAGCCATCGTTGAGCTTGGGGCTTGGAAAGGTAGAAGTTCAGCCTTCCTAGTTGTCGAGGCAAAAAACAAAAGCAAGGATATTCAAGTTCATATCGTGGACACTTGGAAAGGATCACAAGAGCATACGGAAAGCATGACGGATGGCTTGTATGAAAAGTTTATTTCAAACATGGCTCCCCTCGATGGCCTTTATCATGCCCACAGAATTACAACCAACGAGGCATCAAAATTGTTTGAAGATGGCTCCTTGGATGGTGTTTTTATAGATGCCGATCATTCTTATGAGGCAGTAAAGCAAGACATCCAAAACTGGCTACCCAAAATTAGGGTTGGCGGTATATTGGCTGGGCATGATTATAACTCAACATTCCAAGGAGTAATGAAAGCTGTGAATGAGCTTTTGCATGGATTTGGGCTTTATGGACAATGTTGGATAAAAGTATGTTGACCATCTTCACTATCGTCTTAAATGGCGAGCCATTCATAAGCAAAAAGCTAGAAATTTATCAAAAGCTAACTATCCCTTGGCAATGGAGGATTGTGGAGGGAGTCAGCAATCCCAGAAATTGCACTCGCTGGTGCAGGGAAGTTCCGAGCAAATGGCACAAGGATTTTGTCTCAATAGACGGCACGAACGAATATCTTAAAAACCTAAAACATCCAAAGGTATCGTTCCAATACCAAAACAAGCCTTTCGATGGAAAGATTGAGATGATACGAAGGGCATTGGAAGGGGTGGATTGCGGGGTTGTGATGGAACAGGACGCTGATGAGTTTTGGACAGAAAAACAAATGGAGGATGTTTATAGGCTTTTGATTGATCGAACGCCCGGAACCGCCGCTCAATTCTTTTGCAATTATCACATAGGGAAAAAGGTTGTCGTTTCGCGCTCCGGGCTTGGGTGTTATCCTTACGAATGGTATCGAGCATGGAAGTGGGGCGAGGGCATTGAGTTTGCCAGCCACGAACCACCCATCCTGAATCACCAGCCGATCAGAATCCCAAGGGGAGTCACCGAGGAGATGGGGCTTGTTTTTGACCACTTCGCCTATTCTGTTCCAGCGCAAGTAGAGTTTAAGGAAGATTTTTATGGCTATGCGGAGCTTCTGAAATCTTGGGAGAAACTACAAAAAACTCACGGGCCTGTAAGGCTGAATCGCTATTTTACTCATGTTCAAGACAGAAGCGTGGTGGATGATGCAACCTAAAATCATAAAATATTCCCAAAGGCTAGGCGACATTTTAAGATGCCTGCCTGCCTGTAAGTTTTTATCCGACAAGGGGCATAGAGTTTTGTTTGATTGCCTTGAGATTTACCACGGCATTTTTGATATGGTTTCCTATGCCCAACCACTAGGAGCAACCCCTTTTGATGCCGATATTCTTGAGCTGGAAATATGGCCCAATAAATATGTTGATTATAGAAAAAGCAGAAAATCTTGGGGAGAGTTTGTCTATTCCCATAATGACATAAAGGGAGCAGACAGGGAAAACATTGTTATAGATAGGCTTGGTAGTGAAAGAGCGATTGGGCTACCAGAAAAATATCACCTGATTGCCCCATTCGGGGTTTCGCAAAATACCTACCATAATCCGCTTAAAATCATCCAAGAAGCCGCAAGGGAACTAGGCAAAGATAATGTGATTGTTCTATGTCCGGGGGATGTTCGGATTGAGGGCATTGCCACTTATACAGCCCCAAGCATCGAGCAAATGGCAAAGGCGGTCAGGGATGCAGACCAATTCTGGGCAATCAATTCAGCCCCAATCATCTTGGCCTCTTCGGTTCGGAGGGGAAAGGAAAGCAAGTTTTGGGGGCAAAAGGGGGAGTTTGAATCAGACAATGTTCCTTGGTTTGAGGGGCTTGTAAGAATGGATTGACACTAGGGTTGGTTTTGATGGGCGGGGCTATTTCCACTTCTTATTTTGGGTCTGACCTTCACTACATGATTAACGACTTGTGGGTGAGCGTGACCGGGCTTGCTTCAAATCCTGTTTCCGCCGTAGCAACCGACCTTGGAACTTCGGCTGATTTGGATGTTGGGGGCGAGGTTTTTAGGCTTACAAAATCCCTCGTGGTTTGCGCCTCCGCAATCTCAGCTGTGACTATCGGAAATCTTTGTACCCTAGAGGGCAAGGAATTTATGATTGCCCAATTCTCAACTTCAACGGACGGCATTTCCTATACCTTGGACTTGGCCGATCCAACAACCTAAATGGCATCCATTGAAAGGGAGGTT